GATCCAGTGCTACCAGCATCTTCAATCCTGCGAAGCTTCTGGTAAACGAACGTGTAGTTTTCGTCAGGAACTGGCCAGAAATATGCTACTGGGGCAGATGCCTGTTTATCTACATAAATATTAACAGGCCTTCCAGACGAATTCTTATTCGGAACACTAGAATACTGAGAAACGCTAAACCTGCTTAACTGTAGATCATTCTGAGTATCACCGGATCCAGTCCTGATCCAGTGCTCAATAATGTCAATTGTATCAGTAGGTAAGGTTAGCGAAGCAACATTTGCATTAATCGTCGTGGAAACCTCTTCCACAGTCCAGAAATTTAGACCACGATTGGCCCATTCAATCATTAACAGATTGAGAGATCTGGTCGCGGTCTTCATGTCGTATCCAGTACGCAACTGAAGCCCACAGCGTTCAAACGCTTCTTCCGCGATCTCCGCAATATCCAGATTAAAAGAAGTTGTGCCTGAAGTAGCCATCTTTTGGTCCTAGTATATGTTAATAAATATTATTGTTTATTAACTATACTTCTTTTCAAGAACAAGGATAATCGTGTAGCGGTCTCCGGCGGTGGCACCAACAGTGGTAAACGCAACATCGCCAGTCTTGCCAGCACCAGCCGTGTTGGTCAGGGCACCGATCTCGCTGAAATCAAATCGGCCATCACTGGAATCAGTAACGGTGAAAGCAAGAACGTCAGCGGTTGCCTCCCAAAGAATGTCCACGCCCATTCCAGACAGAGAGTAAAAAATCTGCTGGATCTTAACCTCCGTACACGCTTTTGCGGTGCCGGACTCAGGTGCGAGCGTAGACACATCTACCTTGGTCACACCGGACTCGCCGGTTCCATCGGAGATGTTCGTAAACTTCAAGATGGCAAGCCTGTCACCATCCTGAATCTTCTGAGTAGTTACTGCGTCAGCCATGGTATTTTACCTGTATTGTGGGTGGCAGCGGGTGGGCTACCCATTACAGGTAACCCACCCACCATTGTTAGTTCTGGCGATAAGTAATCGTCAGACGAGCCGCACCCGCACTCAGGCTTCCACCAGCCGAATTAATCTTCAGGTAGACGGTAACATCGGACGAACCAATGTCATCAATGGCCGCGCACTGGGTCGCATCAGGATCAGCAACCGCACGACCAGAAGTCTGAAGATCGGCAATGTCGCCAAACGCATCAGGGTCCGCAGAGGTCCCAATCTCAAGCGCATCAGAAGTTGCGGAGTCCCACGCAGTGGTAATATCGACAATCTGGTCAATAATCTGCGCATTGGCGGGAAGAATAATGGTGGTAGCAAACGCACCAGTATCACTAAAATCAAAGGTCACAGTCTGGGTCAGAACGGCACCGCCGACGTTAGCGCCAGCGCCATCACGAACCGTACCCGACTGAACCGGTCCAGAAAAAGTGGTAGTAGCCACAGAAATACCCTCTCACGAAAGGATTGGTTTTGGGATCTTCGTAAGCGTCTGCCGGGACAGTTACCCAAAACTTGTATGTTACCCGGAAATATTTTTCAATAAAATAAAAATGGGGTGGGAGCAGCAATATCGCCACTCCCACCCCACCTTAATTTACCACTTAGGCTCCGGGGGATCCCCAGATACCAAGCGGATCCGAAACGCCGAAGCTGTAACGCTCACGGGCCTTGTAGCGAACGTTTCCGGTGTCGAAGTCACCGTCCATGCTCGTCTCCATGGCAACGCGAGTGAAGTGCTTCATGCCGTTCGGAACGTCGGTCAGCAGGTACCACGCATCCGTATCGGTCAGATAGTGGTTCACCGCGTGACCCTCGGGGACAACACCCATCACGCGAATCGCGTTGATGTCGTTATCCGCCGTACCCGGACGAAGCTCGCTCTTCAGAATGCGCTGAGCGACAAACTGGAGATCGGGCGGGATGATCAGCTTGCTCGGGCGGGCAGCAATGAGCAGACCGCGCTCATCCGTCCACTTAGCAATCTGAATAACCGCAGCCTCAAGAGAGGTCTCGTTCAGGTCAACCGCCGTCACCGGACGGTTGGAGTTCTTACCGCCGCTAACGAGCGGGTGTCCGTCACCACCGCTGACGCCATCGCCAACAGCCGTGAACAGGTTCACACCGTCGCCGCTCTGGAAGGCGCTGGTAAAGCCGTTGTTAAGCGGCACCATCGCCTTGACCTGCTTCGTGTGAGCCATGGCACGAGCAAGCGCCTTGGTGTAACGAGCAGAGAGCGAATCATACAGGTTGTCTTCCATAGCCTCTTCGGTGATCGAAAAGCCCATGGCAATCGTCTCATGGTTGTACCGTGCGACGAAAGACTCCTGCGCGGCGTCATACGAAATCGACGAGCCTTCGCCCTTAACAGGCGCGGCTCCGAAGCCCGAAAGCTTCACTTCCTCCTCAAAGGAGCGATCCGAGTTCTCGGTCTCATAGACCTCAGCATGCTCATCAGCATAACGAGCATACTCAAGACCAAAGAGAGCATTGAGCCCCGGCAGAAGCTCCTTGAGAAGTTGTGCGCGTGAAATAGCCATTAGTCAATATCTCCTTATGCACCAGTGGCGTTGAGGTACTGATGCGTAGAAGCGGACCCGCTGGAGGCCGCATTGAACTTGACAATGACATCCGTAAACGCATCACCAACAGCACTGTCAGGACCGTCAACAAAGTCAACGATACGCAGAGGAAGCGTGTTGGTGGTAGCAGCAGTGCTGGCGTCCACAGAAACCTTGGACTTTCCAATAGCGGTGCTACCAGCGGTCTGAACAACAGCAGCATTCAGGCCACGGGTGGTCAGAGCAAGAGTGTCATCAGCCTGCATCTGAAGAAGAACAAACGGATCATCAAGCACATACGCCTTCGCATCCGAAGCCACCGTACCGGCAGGCCACTGGGTGTTAAACGTAAGCTGCTTGCTGTTGGGGTCAGTATACTGGCAACCAAGGAACACGCCGCAAGTCGTCAGGGAGGTCGTCCCCGTGTCCTTTTCGACGGTTCCAGCGGCAACCAGCTTCACAAAATCACCGTTAAAAATGGCGGTATTGTACCCGCTGGCAATCTCCAGAAGCCGCGTCTTGCTCGAAAACGAGCCAGCCGAGCTAAGGGTACCAACAGGGCTAGCGCCATACGGTGTAGCGGTGCTTGCCATAGTTATTACCTATTGATTTGATGACTAGCGAGAGCCACCGCCCCCGAAAGTCACATTGGTTTTACGTTCTGGCGCTAAAACAGGCATCCGAGGATCGTTTTGGCGCATGAAATTATTGTCTACTGCCGACATCTGGTCCTGAGCGCGCTTAGCGTAGTAATCCTGACGGCCCTGCACCATTTCCTGAGGTGCCTTGCACAGTAGGAGTCCACCAACTTCGATTGCACCTTTCTGTGCCCATTCAGAGCCGTGGTCGCTCATAATCCTAAGCTCAGGATGATCTTCTGCCCGAACTGGCTCCCACCCTTCTCGAAACCTCTTTGACGCATTGGTATTGTCAGGAGATCCAACCATGGATGTCCTGATCCAACGAAAGGCCCAACCGTCCTGAGGCTCAGGATCCGGAAGGATTGAGGCGGGTTCCCAGTTCTTGGTGCGCTCACTCTTTTCACGAGTGTCGGTACTGCTGTTGTTACGAGGTGCGCGATTGGTAGTCATTACGACTTCTCCTTAAGTAGTTGCGCAGCATACTGCTGCGGGCTGAGACCAAGACGTTTCGCGAGACGAACCTGAGTCTGAGTTAAAACAATTTTGCGCGGTGACCCACCAGAGGCAGAACCTCTCTTGGCTGGAGCGACCACGGGATTTGCCCGCTGACGCGGTGCGATGTCAACAACGTGATTTGTGGACACACTGTTGTCATCGAAATAAGAGGGAAACACTTCTCGTACCCTCGAATTGATTAATTGATAATATTCGTCGGTGTCTGGGTCAATACCCTGAGAAACAAGTTTATCATGAACACCATAAGCAAAGCTGGTCATCTCGTAGTCCGAACCAAACCAAGGATTGTCTTCCTGCCAAGAAAGTGCCTTGGGGTCGGGCTGCTGGACATAATCGCTTTCAACTTCGTGCTGATGCTGCTGGTACGCCTGCCGCATCTCAGCATCCTGTTGTGCTACCGCAGCCTTCCAATCGTTAATTACGGCGCTTGAAACATTGCCGTAATTCGACTGAATCATCTTTGCTTCAATAAGATGCTTTTGGGCGGTGGATACTGCATCAGGATCACCAAGCTCATTTGCCCGGCGAAGCATGTCTTCGGCCATGGCGACAGCCGCATCGGCGCGGCCCTTAGCCTGAACATTCAGGGCACCCTGAGACCTCTTCACAAGCTCAAGCAGACGCTGGTTTTCCATGTGAAGCTGCTTGGTTGCTGAAACAGCCTCATCAGAAAGACGCTGAGCCATTTCCTTGGCGCGCCTTTCCTCATGGTACTCCCACTTAAGCTTATTAATTCTGTCCTTTACGTTCTTCCCAACATTCTTAATTTCATCACCATCGTCAGACGACTCAACCTTTGTGACATTATTGTCACTATTACTCTTGACGTATGGCTTGTCTTCTTCTGGTGTATCGTCTACAACATCGACATCAATATCTTCTTCAGTATTCATAATTGACGCTGGAGATTCAATCGTGTGCTTCACACCAAAAAAAGCTTCTTCCTTGGTAGACATAATTAAGCCCTTTCAATTCCACGAGGATCGTCAACGACAGCTTCTACAGTGTCATCGTTAATAAGGCGGAACTCTCTGCCATGAATCCTGATTCTGGTTCCGCTAAAAGCTCGGAAAACAACCCAATCTCCAACCGCGCAATAAGCTCCGTTGGGAAACCTGTCAGGACTCTGATATGCATCAGGTCCCATGGACATTACCCAGCCAACAACAGTCGCGATTGTTTCTTCATGGATGTACTTAGCGGACTTGATGATTCCGCCTTCCGTCTTTTCTTCCATCTCGGGAAGAGCGATTAAGAGCTTATAGCCCTTGGGCTCAGGTAGCTGTGACGCCTTTTTCGGCGCGTCACCGATATTGTCGTCATCTGACGCAACAATATCATGTTCCGTTGCAAGCGCGGTCATTAAGACCTCCGTGTTGTAAGTGCGCTACGAGCTAGCGATGCGTACTGCGGGCACAACAAATAAACAACTTCTTACCTAAAAGCAATACTACTAAAAATTAATTTTAGACTTTTTTACTTTGGACTTACCGCGCTCACTTAAATCCTTGAAATGAAAAAGTGGCTTACTCGTTTTAGTATGCGTCTTGTTAGTGTGCAGAGAGCCGTCAGACATTTTGTGATAATTGCCATTCCAGACCGTACCGTCTTTTAGATAGTGTTTAACATTCTTGGCCATTATTTGCTCCTGTGCCCCTTAACCTTTTTAGCAACCTTTGCTGGCTGCCTAGAAAACTGCTTCCCCTTTTTTGTGTCCTCTCTTTTCTTTTTGGTCGTAGATGCGTATTCGCTGGCACTGAGAGATTTAATAGCTGATGCCGGAAGATAACGCTCTCCCGTTGCGTCTGGACCCTGCGTAGACGGCTTGCCACTCTTGGTACGCCATTTCTGCTTAGTCCAACGATCAAGATCTTTTTGGCTCTTCTTCTTTGCCATTAGTCCTTGTACCCCCCGCCAGCCTTCTTGTACTCAGA